GCGTTAAATATAGTATCTTTATTAGCTGTTATACTAACAACTTTATCTTCGCAAAAAGCAATTAAACTTATTCTTCTTTGAAATAATTTTTGTATACTACCAAATGTTGGATTTAAATCTTTTGTTATTTTTTCAGCTGTTAAAAACTGATTAAGCTCGTTAATACTAGAGTTAGAATTATATATACCAGAATATATTAATCCGTTAGATTTGTTTTCTTCTTGATACGCTTCTTGAGTTGTAGTAGAAGCTTTTACACCGTTAGTAATAAATATTTCATTAAAACTATCTCTTATTCTATTAGACTCAACACCATTACCAAAAGAAAAACAATTATACCAAGATAAGCCTGCTACTACATTTTCACCTATATTTTCATTAAACTCAATTTCTGTTTCAAACTCTCTAGCAACGCCATCAGGAGCATATTCTTTTACTTCAGCTATTGTGTAACTACCATCTTCTCTAATAAACTTAAAAGACAAATTAGAATAGTCTATTTCTGTAGAAACACCTAGATCATCAACATCAAACTTAGGAAAACCAGGGTGTAAAATAGCTGTAGAACCACTCCAAGACTGCAGTATAGAAGAACTTGTAATACTAGAATTTAAAATTTCAACTTTACACCCAGTAGGAGCAAATAACTCGTTAGTATTACTATTTATTTTTGTTGGTATACTACCGCCAGCTTCATAGTATATATCTAAATCTACATCTTGTTTTTTAGGGTCTATCTCCCATATAGCTGGAAATTTACTTAAATCAGAAAGTAAAACAGATTCAACAGGGTCTAAAAACTCAATATCACAAAAGTTGTTACTAACATAATCCGCTGACATTATATCATCTTTTGTTAACGGGTCAAAATCTGGATTGTCTGTTGGATTTTTGTCCAATTCAATTATGTAACAAATTCTTCTGTTGTGAGCTTTTCCAAACTGAACTATTTTATTTATAAAATCAGTTCTTTCTCCATTTGTATTATTATCAAGACCAGAAGAGTTTACAGTTTCTAACCAAGACAAAGCCGTTTGCTCTACGCTATGATAATCTATGTGCTGTGTTTCATCGTGTACATATCCCTCACCATCAATGTATCTATTATATGGTTTCCTCCAAGAAGTGTGGTTGTACAACTTTTTTACTATTACTTTTTTTATAGTATATATTTCATCATCAGTTTCACCAGGCGAAGAAAATGTTAACTCTTCTTCATCTGCAATCGTCATAGACGCAGCAGTTGTTCCATCTTTAAGTATACACGTTATTTTGTTAGGATTGGAATCAACGTTTACAGCTGAAATAGTTGTTCCAACTTCAACGCCTACACCAGAAACAACATCTCCAACTTTAATACCAGTAGTTAAATAACTTGTGTCTAAAATAATATCAGCACTAGTACTAGTTGCACCGTTAACAGTATCGGTAACATTTGTAGATGTTACTTTGTTAAATCTAAATTGAGATCCTGGAAATAAATTTCTTATAAAATCACGTATTTTGTTACCTACATCTCCTTTAGAGTTAAAAGTTGGATCCCATTGTCTTTCGTGTAATTCTCTATATCTATAGTCGTAACCATGCCCAACACCAGGACCAGGCGCTAAAGTTCTATAATTACCGTTATCATCGTGATTACCTTCCATAGGTAAATGCACGTGGTTATTCGCTGTACCAAACTTTTTATTTCTTGATTCACCAGTGAAAACACCACCTCCCCATATACCTTGTAATTGAGCAGCCCAAGACTTTTCGCCATATAAAGATTGATCTGAGTTAGGATTAAACCCTTCAAAATTACCGTCATGCAAATCTTTACCAGGAGCAAAAAATGATAAATGCATAAAGTGTCTACCAGTTTCACCTTGATTTGAATATGTTCTTGTGTCGTTACCAACTCCATGCTCTGTAGCGTCTGTAGTAATACCGCTAAACCATCTTCTAGGTCCTGTAGCATGATAACTGTTAGTTGTTACAATACCTTCTAAACCATTTATATGATTATTATTTACAGACAATATGTCTACAGGTGTATCTCTTTTCACTTTTTGCAAAGGCCCAACCCATCCGTCAACTCTTTTGTTTCTCCAAGTACTATTAGTTGGTACTAATGGTGATTGAGATATTAAATTATCATTAAACCAAACGGATCCTGCTTTTAATCTTTTCTTTAAACCTGATTTATTTTTAAAATCTGTTAACCAACTTTTTAAAGGTGGATAACTCCAACTAGAAGTTTCTGCAGAAGTATTTTCACCTTCAGTACAGCCAGACCAAGTTATACAGCAGTACTTAGCGTTATTACTAGCTTCGCTTTGACCAGCGGCCATATGCATAGAATCTATAAAAAACGTAGATCCAAACTTTGCTTTAATACCAGCCCAAGCAGTGTGATAATCAGTAACTCTTAACTCAGCGTTATTAGCATCAACATCTCCAACACCATCGTTATTATTAACGTGATGTATACTATCAGCATTATTATGTATCGCTTCTTCTCCGAAAAAATTCATAAGACCATAGTCAGAAGGCGTTGCACTATTAGCTACAGCCGTAACACCAATATCATCTTGCCAATACCAACTAGATGTTTTTGAAGAAACTTGATATTCATCTACAACATTATTAACATTTCCAGATTGTATTATATTTGCAACTTGATTTTTAGATATTTTAACAAAAAATTTACCAGAAAAATTTTGATCATCTTTTGGTTCTCTTTTTTCTATTTGTACTATTAAATCAGGATGTAAAGCCGGCGCTCCAGTACTATCTTGCGTTGGTGTTGTAATAGAAGAATTACCGTCGTGATGAGCTATATCAGCGTCTGTTTTTGTTATAGGTTTTGCTAGTTTTAAAATATACAAACTACCAACCTTTTGACCACCTGTTATTTTATATTTTTTTGAAACACTTTTGTTACCAGAAGTAAGTCTTCTCCAAGAAATATAAAGATTTCTAGTTCTTATAGCGCCATCATTACCATCATCATCTTTTTCTTCTAGTGGAACCTGACCTAAAACGCCAGTGCCACTATTAATTATAGCTTTCCATTGACTAGAATCTATCTCTATAGTATCAACTTCTTTATCTATTCTACGATCTTGATTTGGCATTAACTCAATACTCAAACTATTGGTGCTTTCAGTAGAAGATGATTGACCAACATAGCCATAGTTTACTAATTGAAATTTAATAGCGTCTGGCGCATTATTTGATATATCAATTACTTTGAATTTATTTTCTGTTAGTACTTGTTCTTCAGCTGTTCCAATTTTTTTCTTTAATACTATATGATCTTCTTCTGTTATTTTATTTCTGTCAGAAGATGGAAAAGAAATCCAAATATTACCTTTTTCATTATCTAGCTCATAAGTGCTTTTAGTAACCCAAGCTCTATCCATAGTTAAATTATAATATGGATTTGAAGTTTCTTTTATAAAAAACTTAAATGAATCAACCCACTCTGGGAAATTATTTGTTACACTAGCGTTTAACTGTAGACTTCTACTAGCGTTTAGTATCCCGCTATTATCTTGCCAAGGTATATTTACAGCACCCTCCGGAGATGTAAATACAGGTGTTTCTCTACCATACTTGTCGCTATATATAATACCTACTTGATAATTTCGTTGTGATTTTATGTGAGGTAAGCCTTGTGTTTCAAAATTTATTAATTGAGCTTTTCTATCCCCATAACTAACAGATATTTCAACATCATTATCTATATTGTAACCCTGTGTATAATTTCCATAAACAACCCTGTTACCAGTTATTTCTTGCGCTAAAGCTTTTCTTGGAACATTGTCCCATGGTCTTAACAATTGATTAGCTGGCAAAGCAGCGTATATATTTTCTGTGCTTACTATATATTTACCTTTAGTTATGCTTCCTCTAGCTTCGTAAGTACCACTTAAAGGTTCTTGTGATTTACCTAAACCTATTTTAATTCCTAAACCTTCGTGATTACTAGCAGTATGCCATTGTTTGTCAGAGTGCTTTATAGAAGCAATAGAATATATAACAGGTGATTCTTCCTGTTTATATAATATATCTATTTCTATAACATCTTCAGGTGTTTGGTTTGTTATAAAGTTAGTTAGCTCAACAGAGTGTATAGAGTTAACCATAGCTTTATTAAAAGGCTCTTCTGCTGTATAAGCATTGTCTTTGTTAAAAAATACATTTGAATTAACAGACACGCTAGTATCTTTTGGATATTTAGCGTTAAAAACAGGATTTGTAAAGGGAGCAAACGGAGAGAACTCTCCGTCTCGATATTTGTATCTATAAGAAAATCTAGGTAGTTTTGTTTCGAATAAATTTGGAATAGTTGCAACACTATCTTTGTCTTCTGTGTGATTTATTTTTACGGCTAAAACGTTTAATGGTTTTGGTTTTATAACTGTAATATGACGCTCTTCAATATCCATACTTACGTCGTCACCAAAAATTATATCACCTTTTTCCCAAGCCTTAGCATCAACAGTTAAATTAGTAAAATCATCTACAGCATGAAAATAAGTTCCTAAAGGTGTTAACGGATCGTTGAATACAACAATATTTTTTTTACCTAAATAATCACCACCTCTATAATGCTTAACTACGTGCTCACCACTACTAAAACCAGGGGCAATAGCTTCTACACCGAGCAAAGCATCTAATTGTTTACCTTCGTACCAAACTCGTTCACCGTCTTCTAAAATGACAAAGGGACTTACCGTATTATCTGTTATAATATCTATAGTTAAACCATTAAAACTACCATTGTCAAAAACAAGTTGAGTATGTGTATCAAAATCTACAGTACCTTTTTTACACTCATTTATATTTATTTTCTTTGGATTATTTATATTATCAGTCCAAAGTAATAAATCATCTATTATGCTTATACCAGTTATTATTTTTCCAGAAAAATTTAACACAGATTTAGAAGTGCCGGCATATAAATCTACAAAGACAAAAGAGGTTTCTTTTCTATCTAAATCATATTCTAAAATAGCGTCTTTACCATAACCAGTAATAAACCAATATAGTTTATTTGTTTTTTCATCAGAAATACTACCAACGCAAATAAAACCTTCTGGTACCTTGTCTTCTAATCTATGATTACCTAATATATTTTTAACAACCCCAACGTTGGATCCTTCTGAGGTTGCAACTTCTATATTTAAAGCGTCTCTATATTCTCCTTCGGGAATTAATCTTTCATCAAGATCTTTATTCATCTTTCCCTTTAGAAAAGTATTTTTAATCTCCGGCATATTCTAGTGTTTTATTTGCTTAGATTTGCCTCTAAGTATTTGAGTTAATTCTTCTAGTTTTAAGCTTGATAATCTTAGTTTTGCTTTTCTTATAGCTGCAAATTTTTCTCTAGTTAATCTATTTACTAATCCTTGACCGTAGGAAGAAGTAGATAAAATAGCGTGTGCTATAAATTTATACATTGCATCTTCAGCAAATTTATGTACTTGCATTTCTGCATCTGTACCAAGACTATCACTTATATAATCTAATATCACAGTTTTTCCAGAAATATTAGAGCTAAAATTAATTTTTCCTAATCTATTATCTACATAAAAACTTCCATTTACTTGAGCATGGGATGGTTCTAAGCCGTATCTATTACCATCGTAAGGCCAGTAAGTATCATCTTCGTAATCATGCTTTGTAATCTCAGATGGTGTCGCTGATTTAAAATCATTCCATGTAGAAGAATTTTTATCTGCGTTAACATGTTGTAAGCTTGGTGATTGAGTCGTACCAAGCGAAATGTTATCTATTCTGTTTTTTTGAGGAGTATTATTTGTAGATGCTAAAGGTAATATACCTAAATTTGCAATGTCTAAAGCCCCAGCGGTAGAGTCATAGACATTAACGCCATTAGCACCCTGTGTAAAACTAGTTACGGCAGCAGCTGTCCAAGGTGAAAAACTTTGTATGTATACCCAGGCAGTATTTACAGAAGTAACGTCAATATCATTTAGTTCTTTTTCAGCAACAGTACCATCATTCCACTCTAAATAACCTAAATCATAATTATTAGGATTTTTATTTGGACCTGGAAAAGCCGCGGTACCACTATCATTATCCGCGTTTAAATGTTGCAACGAGTTTGTTACTGCTCCATTTGGCTGTAACCAACCCACACTTGGATTTGTTGTAGTAAGCCCAATTCTTATAATACCATAATCACACAATATTGTAGCACCGCTTAATTGTCTATCTCCAGAATCTGCAGTTGCTACTAAGTTAACAGTATCTAAATTTGACAAATCAACTTGTTGCCAAGCTGCTAAAGCCATACTACCAATACCTCTACTTACTTTCCAACCGTGAGAAAATTCTAAAGCCTCATCTACAACCGTAACAGTGTCTGTGTTATAATTTGCAAATTGTTTTGTGTTTTCTATATTAGCAGGCGTTGTGGTTCTAATACTGTGCCAAGATCCGTTTTGAACCTCATTACTATACAACCAATTATTTTCTAAATCAACAGAAAAAGTTCCATCAGAAACAACATCAGTAGTCTCGCCAAAAGCATAAGTGCCATCATCATTTTGCAAAATCTGAAAAGGATTTGAGGTATGACGCGTTGGATATATAGGATGTTTTATACCGTGTGAATCTACCCAAGAAACTTTAGTGTAATTGACATAATCTTGAGGAAGTATCATAGTGAGAGAAGCAGGTATATCTATTTGCTGTGATTTTATAGATTTAAATGTGTCAAACGATAATTCTTGTAAAGCCCTCATTGCATGAAAAGCAATATCAGCTCTATTAATTTTTGGTATTATTTTATTTTCACCAACATAGGCTACTTCAAATTGAGCTATTATAGCTTCTAAGGAAGTAAATTGGTAACCACCGTGATCATTACCTTGATAATATTCTGGAGCTGTTTGATTGTCTAGTAATCCCATTTATTTATTGTTTTTCTAGTTGTGTACTTTTCGCTTCTTCTTGCGCTGCAACACTTGTAAGTTGAAAATCTTTAATAGCTATACCTGCTAATTGTAATATTTTTATAACTAAGTTTGATTCTTCAGAACTATGTAGCTCAAAATGTTGATGGTCAGCAGCGGAAGGGTTATACAAAGCGTTTTTACTATTGCCTATTAAATAAGTCCAATTAGGTCTTTTTGGTTTTCTTATATAACTAACACTAACAGAGTCACCGGTTATATTTCCAGTTGCTGGATGTGTATAAGAACCAGCCGAAGGATATATTTTTATCACGGTAGATGTACTTGCGTTAGAAAATTTAGAATAAACAGGTCTTGATTTTGTCCATATAGCTAAAGGTGAGTTTTCGTATTTTTTTAACTCACTTATTTGTATTTCACTAGCAGTTCTAAAACCACTGCCACCATTAATATAAGATACATTTACAACCCCTAATCTATAAAAATCTGTTATAATATCACTAATCAAAACTTTACTATCGGAAGAAACAGCAACAGACTCATCATGTATTTCAAACATGTTGATTTTTTCTTCAAGATTAGTAACTATGTCAGCATAATCTAATTTGTTACCAGTACCTCTTTGTCTCTGTTCTAAGTCATAAAAATATTGCTCAAAAATATCCATTTGAGCATGATCGGCAAATAAGTTAAACTCTTGAGGTGTAATATAACCTCTCTGCTCTTTATTAGCTAGTGCTAAAACTTTTTGATATACTCTATCTACGCTTATTGCCATAATTTTTTTTAATTTGTAGTTTGTAATCGCCCCGTAGGGCGACTACCACTACAGTTAGATTAATTTAATCTTTTTTCAATACTTTTGTATATTTCCATACCTTCATCAGTTTTAAACCAATGTGCTAATGCTGTATATGGATGCTCTTCAAAAGGAACTGTCATTAACTTTCTATCGTTAGAAGCCCATAAAAAGTTTCTGTTATCTTGCGATAATTTTAATATACCTAATTCAGTAGCTTTAATACCAAAGTTTCTAAGTTGAACATTATCATCAGAAGCTAGTTCTAAGAACAAAGCAGGATTGTTTTTAGCATATAATAACAAATCTCTTTTAAGTTCCTTAGAACTCATGTCAGACACTTTAGAACCTATCTCTACACGCATGATAGCTTCAGCCATATCAATATCTATAGTTTTAGCTATATTTAGCGCTTCTAATTCTAATTCTAAAATTTCTAAATCATCAGCAGCATCTAGTTCTGGCTGCCACTCTTCCCACAAAGTATTTCTTTGAGGATGGTATAATGATAATAATTTTTGTAAGGTTTGTTTATTTCTTGGAACATGAAGCGCTCCGTTTCTAAATATTATATGTGCTAATCTTTGATCTCCTACCATTTCATCTACAAATGGACTTTTTTGATTTTCACAATATTTTAATTCTCTTTCGTAACCTTTTTCTTCATCAAAGAAATATATACCAGCAGATTTTACCATATAAGATAAAGGTCTACGTTTTTGAGTTAAATAATAAACTCTATCTTTTATTTCCCAACTTGGTTTTTTTGGTTCAACTTTTTTAGGTTTTGGTGTTTCAACAACTGGTGTTTCAACAACAGGTACCTCTACCTTTTCTGTTTTTTGTTTTTTTGCCATAATATAATATATAATAAAATTAATAAAATAAAAGGCCGGGGCCGAAGCCCCGGTCTTTTAAAAATAGTTTACTTCATTAACATAAAGTTGTTAGCACCTTGAGTAACTAAACATCTTTCTGATAACATGTGTATTTGCATCACATCTAAAGCAGATGTAGCAGCACCAACAGAACCAGTAACCCAAGTTTTCATTCTTCGGTCATCAGTCTGTGAAGCTCTATATCTAACGTGTAAGAAAGGACGTCTAACAGCTACACCAACACTTTGATCATAAACTGAAGACGAACCAGCTGGTATAATAACACCTCTTAACGCTTCAGATCCAGCAGTCTCATTAATACCACCTCTTGTAGCTTTGTCATTTAAGTATCTGAAATCAGATTTGTAGAAGTCATAAGAACCTCTTCGGAAACCAGAGAAACCTAAATTAAGTGCCATGTCTTCAGAGTTATCAAACACTCCGTAAGAAGTACCACCAGCTCCGTAAGAGTTCATTGAAGCTAACATATCATCAATAGCTAAACTAGTAGCTCTATTAACAAACATCATGTTTTCTTCAATAGCACCTTGCTTATCAAACTCAGCTAAAATAGCATCAAACTCAGCTAAATCAGTAGCGGCGTTAACACCAGTAACACCAGTAGTAACATTACCTCTTTGCTCAATAGCGTAGAATAAACCTTCAGTACCAGCATCGCCTTCTGGAGATAAACCTAGTTCACCATCAACATTAGTTGAGTTCGAACCTGGAATAGACTCAAGCATTGCCATTTCTAAATAATCAGTGAAACGAGATCTTGTATCAGCTTCAGCTTTTAAGTACCATAAGTAACCACCTTGACCACTTTCAGTAGAAACTTCAACCCAACCAATTCTACCAGCATCAGATCCAGATACTTCGTAGTAATCTTTCATAATGATTGGCTTGTTAGTAAAAGTTTTGAAGCTTGGCTCGTTAGCACCTCTTGTAGTTGAACCATCATAGTTATCACCTTTTTTAAACTCAGAACCAATAACTAATAAAGTACATCCACCAGCTGTTTCAGCTAAAGCAGCTAAAGTATCAGCGTTGTAAGCTCTAAGACCAATAGTGTTACCACTAACAGCTACAACTAAAGCTCTAACAACAACTCCTGGAGTTGAAAGTAAAACGATATCGTGGTTACGTACACCGTGTGCATCACCTGGATTTGAACTACCAAATCCATCTGCTACAACATTTCCATCAATATCAGATGTTACTGTAAACGAACCTTTAGCACCTGAAGAAGATATATTACCATCTTGATCAATAGTACCTTTTAAAGATATATGAAGTCTTGATTGCTCAGACCATATAACTCGATCAGAAGTCATTGCTTCTTCTGCACCTACTTGATTAAGGAAACCAGAGATTGTACGAGGTCCAAAAACCTCAGCTTCTTTTTCCATTAATTCAGGTAGGTATTGTTGCGCCCATCCTTCAGTGTCTGAGCTTGTAAAGTCAACATAATTTGTAGATAGTGTTTGCTGCTGTGAGCTTGGAACACTATTCAAATCAGTTCCTGCAGTAATTGCCATAATTTTGTAATTTTAAATTGTTATTTATTTTTATTTTTAATTTTAAACTTAAAATCAGAAGCATCATTACCTAACACTTTAAACTTCATACCTCCTGCTTCAATTTTTCCATGACTTTGTCTTGGATTCATATCTACATTTTTAGATTTAGCTATACTATCTTTCATAGCGTCCGCCTTACCTTGTTCGTAAAAGTGTTTTGCAATAGCATCTGCATTCATCGCGGTGTGAAGAGCTTTATGATATCCTCTAGCGTCTTTTAAAGCTGAATTTTTATCCAAAAACTTTTTGGTAAAATTGTTTATATTACTTTGGACATTTTTAGTTTCTTCAACGTTGTTTACGTTAAAACGATATTTTTTATCACCGACGTTATATTCAAAACCTTTGAATTTGTCGTTAAAAACTTCATTAGTTTTTTTAGTAAAAATATCACTGTTAACTTTAGATGCTTTTTGATTTACTTCTGCTTCCTTGTTATATCTATTAAAGAAATCAATAGCTTTTTGTTGTTCAGGCGTAAGCTTTGAACCAGCTTTGATTTCATTATAGTATCTGGACTTTTGCCCGTCCAAGTGGCTTTTAGCGCTGGCAACTTGCTCTTTTAACGCTAATTTTTTTCTTCGTATATCTCTTTCGTCATCTTCTTCTTCGTCGTAAGAGAATTGATCTTCCATAAGGAAGTTAATTTCTTCATTGTTTAAATGAGGTTTTGTTTGTCTATAATATTCATATAGTAAATTTTTATCATCTAAATTACTATAATCTTGATTAAGCTTAACATAATCATTTAAATCACCACCAGTTTCTTCCATAAAGTCTATTAACTTTTGAATATTTTCTGGTATTGGTTTTCCAGTAGCTTGAGCCTCTGCAACAGCTTCTTCTATTTGCTCTTCTACCTCAGCAACTTCTTCTTCAGTAGAGTCTTCAGTAATCTCTTCTAGTGCTGGAGCTTCTTGTGTTTCTGTTTCCGACTGTACTTCTTTTTGTTCTTGTGAGGCGTCGGCATTTTCAGGCTCTGCAACCACTCCGCTGTTGTCAGCGTTACTTTCTTTAGTTTCATTTTTTTCTTCTTTTGGTGTTGGGGGTTTATCTAAGTTTATTTTTGTAATGTTATCATCTTGTTGCTCATCTTTAATTTCAACTTTTGTAACATTATCTTGTGTAGTTTCTTCAACTACTTTTTCATCTTTTTCTTCCATAATATAATATAATAATAATTAATAAATTTTAACTAGGATCAAAACTACCTAAGTCAAAACCTCCTCCTAAAGTATCATTACCTGCAGACTCAAAGTTTTTAGGTGGTTTTCCAGTTTGTTTTTGATCTATTAGTTCTGATTGTTGAGAGTTTTTTCTATCTGTTAATTTTGATTGTTGTTTGCCTCTCTTGTCTACAAGCGTTTCTTGTTGTGCTGCTTGAAATTGTAATCTTTGGTCTTTTCTATTTTCTTTTGTTGCGTTTGTAACAGCTGAAGCCTGAAGATCCACTTGTTTTAACTGCATATTCATTTGGAACTCCATTTGCATTAGTTGTTTTTTAAGTTCTGCTTCTTGCTGCATTTTTTGAACATCAACTTGACCTTGCATTTGAACTATCTGCGCTTTTTGCTGTGTTATAGCTTGGTTCTTTTCCATTTCTATTTGTGCGGCTTGTTGCGCTGCTTGAGCGTTAGATTGTGATTGGGCTTGTATATTTTCTAGTTCTCTAGCTCTATCTGCTTCTTGTTTCTTTTTTCTACGTATTTTAAGTAGTTGGTTTGCTAGCTTTATATTTTTAATTTCTCTAAGATCAATAGCGTCTTCTAAATCTATAGTACCTTGTTGTAACGCCATTTGTATATTATTTTCTAAAACACTTCTTTCTTCTTCATCTGGTTGAAGACTTAAAAATATTCCAAAGTCATGAAGATGTAAATCAGACATTTCATTTAACGTAGCCACGTTATGAGATCCTATTGCTTGTATAAAAGCATCTCTTGTTGGTGAATATTCTATAATATCTGATATTCTAAGAGATAAACACTCTGCTATTTCAGCTGTTAAAAATAAACCAGCTTGTAATATATGTCTTGTTGCTGTATTAGAGTTTGCAGCCGCCATTTTTTGTACGCCTACTAGTGAATTAACATCTGGCGTTGAAGCATCCCTAGCTTCATTTAGTCCGGTTACATCTCTTATCATTTGTAGATAATAATTATAATTACCTATAAGAGCTTGCATTTTACTACCACCACTACCACTACCAATTTCTTGAATAGGTACTTTACCCGGGTTCATATCGCCTTCACTAGTAAATGATCTACCTATAACACTACCAGTTTGAAAAAACATATTTAATGCTTCTTGTGGATTATAGTTAGTACCATTACCTAAATCTATTTCTGCTAAACCATCAGCGTCAAGATAAACACCATCTGGAATTAACCTTGACATTACTTGTTGTAATTTTAGATGAGTAAGTTGAATCATGTCAGCAAAACCAGTTATACGTTTTACTAAAGAATCTATTTTACCATCGTACATACGAGGAGCTACTATAGCGTAGTTCATTTTTACTTTAGTATAATCACTTTTAGGACGCATCATGTTTTTTGACATTTCCCACTTAAGTAATTTATCAGTACCTAAAATCATTGCTCCATCGTACAAACACTCTATAGATCTTATCATTCTACCAAAGCCACCTTGCATATCTTCTGGTGGATTAAAAGAATCATCTTTAGGTATAATTTTATCAGCGCCAGTTCCAGTTTCTTTTATTTTATAAACTTCATTCATATATGTTTTATAATTAAAATATAAAACTTGAATAGTATTATTATCTTCTTTATCTACTGAATATCTAGAGTTATAATTACTTCTATGATAACTTTTGCTTTTCATTATATCTTTAAGTTCTTCTTCTGATAAATGAGGAAACTGTTTAGCTAATTCGTTTACTGGTATAGATTTTACCTCGCCAACATAATATATATCTTCAAAATAAGGAGAGTCACTATAAGAATATACTAAGTTAGCAGGGTCAACATAATCTATTACAACACCTTCAGACGTATTAAAACTTGTTTTTACACAACCAATACCAAGAACCGTTAAGTCGTAATAAAATCTTTTCTTTATTAATTCATAGTTGTTACCTTCAAATAAAACGCTTAATGCTTGCTCTTCTGCTATCTCAACAGCTTGCTTGTAATTAAGCTGCATGTGTAGTTGTAATTCTTCTGAAGATTCTGGTAGTGTTTTTTCATTACTTCTTCTTGTGTTTACACCAAAAGCTTCTTGAGTAAAAGCATTAAAGCTTTCATTTTCCATATCATCAAGTATATCTTCCATATACTTAGTTCTTTTTTCAACACCACTAGGATCTTGAGAAAAAGCAGTTATATCATAAGTTCTTTCAGCAATACCGTTAACAACAATATCAACAAATTTAGAAATAATTGGAACAGGCTTCCAGTCTAAATTAAGATAGGACAAATCACCATTAATAGATAACTCATCCTTGTATTTTTGTATAGACTGTTCGCCTCTAGCGTATAGTCTTAAATTGTGAAAATTATTTTGATTAGATCTGTATTTACCAGTACTTCTATCATTATTAAACCACTCTTGCTCTATAGCTTTACCTACTTTTAAACCATAGTCATAGCTAAGCTTTTCAGCATCACTTACTGTTTGACTAGGAAAATAACTTTTAATGCCAGACTCTGCCATATTTATTATTTAATTATTTGTGAATTAGTTCCAGTATTACTATATCTGGAAATACTTATATTTAGTTTTGGTTTTTCAACCTTAGCGTTCGGTGCATACAAATGTCTATTATTAGCCATTATAGCTAAACCACTACTTATTGTAGCATCATGCTTTGTTCTTTTGTTTATATCAAACCTACTCCAATCATTTAATAATTCATTAAAATATAAATCACCAAATGTACCATCTTGCCTCATACCCACATGATCTTGTATATACATTTCTATTGCCGCGGCATGAGCTTGTTTTATATCTTCGCTAGAGTTTGGTATACCACCTATTTCTTTTTCAGCTACAGATAGTTTGTTCCATACTTTATCAGGTCGATTCATACTGAAACCTCTATAACCTCTACGTCTCAAGTAGTATAATAACCTGGGTTTATTGTTCTCCGCAAGTATCGGCATACCGTAAAATACTAATGCCATCAATACATCTTCAAAGAATATTTCTGCTGTAGGTGGTCTTGATAAGTATTCTAAAAAGAAACTATTGGCAGGGGCATCTTCCATACTAAACTTTGTTAAACCATGCAATGCTCCTTTAGAACCTTCACCATCTACAGTTCCTGATATATCATATGAGTCACAACCAAACGCTCCCATGTGTTCATTACCAGGGTGTTTTATACCATTTTTAAGTATTACTCTATTTTGTAATTGCTGAGGTGGAATCCAGCTAACTTTAAACCTACCTTTTGGATCTGGATAAAATATAACATTAGTATCTTTTACCCCACCAACCCATTGAAAGTTTCCAGTATTAATACCTAAGGTTCTAGACATTTCCTCGTTATAATCTATTTGCTCGTATATTTTAATAAGATTAAATATAGAGTTTTTAGTTTCATCTCTAAACGCGTGCTCCGTGGTTCTAGGAAACTGTCTATAAAACTCATTTAAAGCATCTTGATCACCTTTTAAACCATCAGCTTCATTATTCCAATGATCTATTACACCTACGTCAATTAGTTCACCGTCTGGGGCAAACACATCTGTGTCAGGAGTAGTGAATACTGGAACTCCGTACTCGTCAATAAATCCTTCGTAGTTCCATTCCATTGGGATAAACAAAGAGTATAAACCAGACTTCGTTTGACCGTTTCTATTTCTTTTAGTGACATCTGACGCATTGTATAGTTTTTTGAAATTATCTCCACCTTTATCTAAAGCATTAGAGGTTGAACCCATCATGCACTTACCAACTATTCTACTACCTAACCTTAAACAAGTTTTTGTAACTCTCCAGTTATTTAATATGTTATCTGGTCTTTCCCATTTACCACTTTCATCATGTACTAGCAGGTTTAGCTTTTCACCATCATAACTATTATCACCTGTATTTTTCCAGTCAATAGTAGTATCTAATCCTTGTATATCTTCTAACTGCTCGTTGGTAGTAATTTTTTTTCTTGTAAACTTACTAGCTGGCACTCTATAGGCTAATTCTGTTTTAGGACGATCCATACCATCTTGAACAGGTTTAAAAAAGAAAGGATAGTTTACACTTATAGGTACAACTTTATCTGTAAACATTTTTTTAGCATCAGCACCTGTTTTAGAAAGTATACCATATCTACTATCACTCGATATAGTAGCTAAATTAACTGTTTCTGCAGATGACATAAACGAAAAGCCTGAACGTCTGTTCTTTAGGTAACACATACCGTAGCATCTTTTGTCAGCTTTGCAAGCCTCCCAGAATATAAAGAATAATCTATTTGCTTCTCTAAAGTCAGGTGCACCTACGTCAATTTTACTCCATTGTAAATACATATAGTGCGTACCAGTTATCCAGGTTGGATTACTATTATTCATAAACCAAAAACCTTCCTCTCTTCGCTTGAACTCTTGGTCTATATAATCGTACCATTTTTCTTTTTCGTCTTCCGGATAACCTCTCCAATCAAATATATTTTTTAAACGAGAGAGTTCTTTAGGTTGCTCGAATCTTACCCATTTATTTTTGGCGTGTTTATATATTTCTTTTGGAGCTTTTGGTAACGCTATACTTAAATTTTGTATTTCTATAATTTCACCTATTTGACCAGTGTGAGATAGTACAATTATGTCGTGTTCTTTGTCGTAACCGTATTTCCACTTCTTGCCTTTGTTAAGTCTACTTATAGTAGTCTTTTTTACAGGTTCTATTGTTTTAACTAAACTTTGCTCGTACATTACTTAGATCTGCCTTCGGCGAATCCTTTAAAAGTTTTTTTCTTTGTCTCCTGAGGTGTTTTTCCCTCAAGCATGTTTTCTTCTTCTTGGATTCTGTTAAGTATTTCAAATGCGTCAAATATAGCTAGTTTTTTAGTAGCCGCGGCATTTTTAAGTCTATCAGCTGATACGTCATCTTCTGTGTTTGTAATAATCTTTTCTTCTGCTACTTTAATTAGCTCATCAACTGCTTTTCGCCCAGCTTGGATTATATTCTTCTTCGTCTCCTTGGTATTCATATTTAATTGTAATAAAATTAGATAAAACTCTATATAGCCTTTCGCTATCAACTATAAATTCATATTCACTATTAGGTGTAAAACCAACTAAACTATTTACATCTACAGTACCGTCTGAATATTTAACTATACCTTGTAATGGTTTTTCAGATTCAATATTAAATTGATCTATTGCTTTTAAAGGTTTTATAAAACAATAACCTTTTGGAGCTTTCCACTTTTCATTTCTTTTATACAAAAAGATTTGATCGTAGTTTATAAAATAAGTATCTTCGTTAAAAAAACTTCTACTATTTTTTTCTATACCTTTTACATCGTGCCATCTACGAAACACATTGTGATGCACTATAACTGTATTGCCTGGTTGTATATCTGTACTGCCAATTATTGGTGTTGATATAACTATAGCTTCTCTATTTACGTATTGGTGATTAAATATTTCAGTGTTAAGTATTAATTCTGAATCACCAACTTTCTTAGTGTTGTTATATCTTTTTCCTTTTGGCGTTACAACAAAGTTGTAAACGCTTTTCATTAGTACTCTAAGTTGTACTCAACAGACACAGCCATGTTTTTATTGAAGTCTTTCCAAGGCAATACGTTTTTATTTTTTCTAATATAAATAGAATATTTATCTTCCTCTTCTAATATATCACAAATAGTATGTCCACCGTAAACCTCTTGACCAACAGCGTAGTGCATGGCGTCGTTTTTATAGTCTTTACCTACACTAATCTTCCTTATTAACTTCGCCATTTTCTATTGGATAATTAATTACACCAGACTGAATATCTACATCAGCAGTACCATACTCTTTTTCAAACTCATCTTTTATCGCTCCTACAGCTTCTTGTAGTGTTGATATATGGTGAAGCATTGAATGTTTTTTAGTCTCTATTTGGCCAAGCTCTATTTGAGTTCTGTTAATCTCGTTAATAACTTTTTGAACTTTTTCCAACTGCTCGTCAGTTATTTTTTCAGGCTTAATACCTTTAAGTTCTTTAATTTTTTTACTCGTACCTTTTACTTTTGTTGTTGCCATAATTTTATTTAATTTAAGTTAATTTAATTTGTTTTATCTTTCGAATTGTAATATAATTCTAATTGGATGTATATTATATAGTGTATCTCCATTTGTTAAAATACTCGTGCCAAGCTCTGATGTTAGTGTTATACCGCTTTCCGCAACTGAAGCTAAAGTTCCTGCGACTGCATCATCTTGCGCATGGATAACATCTCCAGCTAAAAAATGCTCTCTATTGTCTATACCAGTTCCACCAGTAACTATACTAGTATGTGCGGCAGATGCTATATCAGCATCACTAACTACAACTATAGAACTAAAATCCATATTACCGTCAGCAGCGTAACCCGCTAAATAAATAGTATCAAAACCAGGTGTAGTTGTTGATAAAGCATCTACATTTGGAGTTAAAACTAGTGGTGGTTGCGCAAGCTCTACATCCGTGCCACCCATACTTAAAGTACCAACAGCCGTGCTATTAAAAGTTGTAGGAGTATAGTTAGTAGCGTGGAAATCTATTGTACCTAAAAAATCATTTGAAGGTCTATTATCTACAGTGCCATGAGCACTACCTAAACTCACTGTGTTTGCGCTACTAAAAACCAAACCTACAGCATTATCATTAGCGGTTGGTCCAGCATCTCCTTTTGGTCTTACTAATATAGTTGCGTTTACTAATTTAGCACTTCCTTTTGGTATTTCAAATGCTGTCCAATCAAAAAGAAGATCATTACCTGAAAACGCGCCCGTGTGTTGTACTGAAGCCGCTATAGTGGGTTTTACTGTTACTGTAAAATATTTACTTGTTGCCATAATTTATTTTTTTACTTTTTCAAATGATCGTCCGCCAAAATAAGCACCGATCACAGTTATTAATACTAATTGAAGCAAATCAACCCATGATGATTTTACTTCAAACTTTAATGCACCTGCGTCTATAAATATTAATAGCATGGTGCATACTATTAAAAATATTAATACTAGTGGCCTAACATTTTTACTAAGCCATGAATCCGACTTTAAATCTGCCTCCCATCTACTTGTGATGTTTTTTTCCATCTCTACCTCATAGTTGGCAATTAATTCTTTTATTTTTCTTTCTGCTTCAAGCTTTTCTTCCGCAGAGGTGTGAAGGTTATCTATAACTCCACCTACACCTTTTACAAGATCTGCGGCTCCACCAGAAAATAATCCTCCTAACATAATTTATTTTTTTGCAAATTTTTCTAATCCACTTATACCAAAGCATCCTAGTACCACAAGTACAAATGAATCATATACAAACTCATTAATCATTAAGTCTCTTCCTATCCAGCCAGTTATAAGATCTACTATCATAATCACACACATTATTGCAAATGCAACAAATCCAATAATAGATTTTTCGTTCCAATCGTTATTATTCTTGAATATCTCCATTACCACCGTTATTTGCGTCATCTTCCCATGGGAAACCGTGATCACCAGCTTCTTTCCATGTTCCGTCAACTTTAATCATATCTTTACCGTTTATAGTTTCTCTAGGAAAAACTTCTCCATTATAAGTTACACTATCATCATCATAAGCTAGTTTACCAAGTTTCATATCTGTCGCGTGTCTCATTTCATGATTTATAACTTGTTTATCTTCACGACTACCTGGTATTATATTTTCGTTGATATATATACTACCATCCATATTAGCCTCTCCCATAATACCTTCTTCTAATGGTTTTCTAATAATAGGCGTGCCAGGCACGGATCCTTCTCCACCAGCTTGTTTACCAAAACGCATTTTGTTTTTGATTACACCACCAACAGCATAATTTCCTCTACCTGTACCTAGTTTAAATCCCATTATCTATCTTTATCTTTTATCATATCATCTATAGCTTTATTATAAACTTTATCTGTGTATGATTTATTCTTATAAAATACACTTCTTTCTGAAGTGGGTAAGTCTTCCTCACCTAGTAAGATACGATATATCCTACTTATCATTTGAGAGCATTTCCATGAGGTTTTAAATACAGAGTACATTATAGTTGTTCTATTACGATGTCTCCATACATCGATCCAACCCTCGTTTCTTAATCTGTCCCATCTTGCTTTATCCCACGAATATGTATAAACTCCGTTGATAAAATCGTTTCGTGTAAATCTTCCTTTACAATCTAAATAAATTAATAATTCTAAATCTGCATCTTTTAACCCGTAAGTTTTACAGACCCACTTTCTAGTGAGCCTGTAATACTTAAGGATATTCATTTCACGCAGATCCTGCGCGGTTAATCTCATTTAAGATTAGTCAGCAGATGTAGTATGTACAATAGTAACTCCTTCTATATCAGAGTTAACTTTGTAACCAGTCTCAGCGTCAAAAATCTCAACAAATCCATCACCTGGATTAGCATTTAACGCGGCAACAACGCTCTTCATAACGGCTTTTTGATTGTTGTCAGTTGTAATCGCTACAACAACAACATCAACGTGATCACCAGTTCCGTCGTCAGAGTCACCAGCACCACCATTACCTACAGTACCTTTTGGAGTAAAGAACATACTAAAAGCATCGGCGTCATCTGTTACAGCACCTAAAGCAGTAGCTGTACCAGAAACCATACCTCTAAATGAACTAACAGGGTATATTGTAGATCCATTAGTTTCGTCGTCGTCAGCTGTAGCAGCTCCAGATCTGAAATACAAATAATTTTCCATTTTTTTGTTTTTTTTTGATTAATAATTAGGTTAATTGTTTTTAGGTTTAGGTTTTGGTTTACGGTTTTGGTTAATCTACTAGAACAACGTCACCATCACGAATAACTCTATAAAGAGTATCTTTCCATGATATGTCGTGTCCAGCGTGTTTATCGTAATATATCGTGTCACCATCTTTTAATCCTTCAACTAAATTACCACACGATATTATTTTTGCTTTTAAATACCTATTGTCAACATCGGTATCATCTGTCATTATAAGACCAGCAACCTTTTTAGGTTCTGTCTTTATTTTATCTACTATTATATATCTATTGATTGCTTTCATTCATTCTCATATTTGAAATTACACAATCTGCAGATATAATTGTTGATACTACACTTACTGCATTTTTAAGTGCTGATTTAGTTACAAGTACCGGATCTATAATACCACTAGATATCATATTTACTGGCTTGCCAGTTATAACGTTAATACCAGTGCCTTCATCAAAATCAATAGTTTGATTTAAACCAGCGTTGTCAAGTATAGTTTTACAAGGTGCTTTAATAGCTTTAAGTAATATCTCTTCACCTACCGCGTTAGCGGTGATTTTTTGCGAAGCATTTAATAGTGCTACACCACCACCTGGTACGATACCTTCTTTCAAAGCTGCTTTAGTAGCATATATTGCATCTTCTACTCTATCTTTCTTTTCTTTCATCTCAACCTTAGAGTCAGCGCCTACTTTCACCATACCTACGCTACCTGATAGCATTGCTAATCTTTGTCGATGTTTCTTTTGTACAAATGGGTTTTTCTCCCACTTATCTATAGTTTTCTTAATACTCTCGATTCTTTCTTCCATATCTTCTTCTGGAGTATCTATAGTTAACACTGTGTTTTTATCATCTGTTATAGCTGTGTAAGCTTCACCTAAACAATCAACATCTATTAAGTCTAAATCATCACCAAGCTGTTCGTTAATAACCTTAGCTCCAACTAGGAACGCTAAGTCAGCAACCGTATCGTCTTTAGTAGGACCAAAGCCTGGTAAGTCAATAATGTTAACTTTTATATTACCTTTCACTTTATTCATACATAAGGCAGCTTTGACTTGTTGATCAACTGGAGCAACTATAAGTAAAGGGCGTTTGTTTTTTATAACGTGCTCTAATACTTTTTGTATCTTACGTATGTTAGGTATTTCTGAAGATACGATCAAAACTAGTGGATTATCAAGTTCTGCAACTTGTTTATCTTTATCAGTAATAAAATGTGGAGAGGTGAGTCCTGAGTCTATTTGTACACCATCTACGACTTCAACATATGTCTCTTCAGTTGGAGACTCTTCCATTAATACCACACCGTCTTTACCTACTTTAGTATAAGCTTCTGCTATAATCTTTCCTAGCTCTGCATCATTGTTGCAACTTATTGAGCTAACAGATTCCAGCATATCGCCCTCGATCTTGACAGAAATCTTATCTAGGTAATTATTTACCTTTTTAAGACCGGTTTTTATCCCGTCTTTTATTTCTCTTGTAGTAGCATCGCTACTATTTACCTCTTTTAATAAAGATTCAGCAAGGACGGTAGCTGTAGTAGTACCGTCACCTGCTTCTCTTACTGTATTTTTAGCAGCTTCTTTAATAAGGGTAGCACCC